TAAAACTGTATTTGGTGGTGAAATTCCTAAATCAAAAAATACCTATAATTTTTCTAAATCTACATTTGATGTACAAGTAAAAGAAGATGATTTAGAAGTATGGAGAAAATTATGGACTGTTAAGCCAAAGAAAAAAACAGGAGATCAAACAGAAACACTAGGAGTAGGAAAAGGAGAATTATCATTATATTGGTTATATAACCATTCAAATTCATCTACTGCTGGTAAATTAGCAGAAGGTAGAGGAGATGATGCTCCTGATTTATGGTTTAATGGAGATGGTATAGATGGTGTAGAAGTAAAAGCTTATGGAAAACCTAATGGTGTTATTGATTTAGGTAGATTTGGTAAATTTAGAGATAATTTAAAAATGCTAAATACAGTTTTTGGTATTGCAGGATTAGCTGCTACTTTTGATGGTAATGTAGAAGACCAAAAACAAAAAAACGCTTTAACATGGGCAGGAGATAATTTAAAAAATGCATTTGAACAGGTACATACACTATCACAAGTAGATTTAGAACAAATAGCGGGAATTTGGCCTATATTTAAAGATATTAAATCGAATATAGATTATATTGAAACACAATTAGGTGGTTTTCAATCATCAGAAGAAGGGGCTAAAAAAATGGCGTTTAAATTTATTGGGGATAAATTAGCCCGAAAACCCGGGTGGGGAGGACATTTAGCTGATATGAGTATAAATGGTTTTATAAGATTTTGGCATATAGATCAAGGTAGATTTGAAAATTATAATGATATTTTAGGTAAAGCTACTATAGGTGCTTCTCAAGGAGCTATGAAATTACATTTTAATAAAATATTTGGCTAAAAATTTGGTTACCCCATTTTTAAGTTATATCCTATAACTGTAGGGTTTTTAAGGTGAACGGCGGACCGCAACACCAATACAATGACACAATATAATCCACATAACATAGAAAAGACACTGAAGCGGATGGAAAAATCCGATGAATTAAAAGGTATACACCGTTCAGGTACTAATATAATGTCATTTTTCGATGACAATGATGAAGAATATAAATTACAAAAACAACAATCAGCAGCAGAAGTTAAAAAAGATGAATATCTTAAAAGTGTTGAATTATTAAAATCATTTATTAAGGAAAATGGAACAAATAAAGATCTAAAACGTATAATAGCTATTGGTCTATTAATAGAAACAACAGATTTTCTTAATATAACATCAGATCGTAAAAAAATATTAAAAGAAAATATGAATTGGTGTAATTTACAATATGAAAAATATATAAATGAAAATTAGAAACATTGAAAAATGGACTGAGGAATATTATCCTTATGTAGAAAAAATTAAAAGAAAAAAACCTCGTAAAAAAGATTTGGATATACTAAAAAAAGTTACTACAATTAAGAAAAATAAAAAACAATAAATATGGCATTTGAAGGACAAGCACAAACAGCATTAGAAAGATTAGATGAATCTTTAGCTAGATTAAGAACATTAATTAAAAGAGGTGAACAACAAGCAGCTCTTCGTTTTATGGAAGAAGGTGAATTAAAAGACAGATATGAGGAATTACAAAATATGATTTCTATATCAAGTACAAACCCATTAGGAGCTAGAGGTACACAAAATACAGGAGGAATATAATATGTTGACAGCTGAAAAAATCCAATCAAATTGGAATCGTTATATAAATGTAATAGGAACATGTTTTTCAAAAGAACGAACAGACATACTATTACCATTTTTAGACAAATATAAAGGTAGAATGATGATGATGCCTGCCTCAAGTAAAAATTGGCACCATTCAGCATTTGCAGGTGGTTATACTGACCATGTTTTGCGTGTCTATGATTGTGCAAATGAATTATATAAAACGTGGAAATCAATGGGTGGTGATATATCCACATATACTGTTGAAGAAATGCATTTCGCAGCATTATTCCATGATTTAGGTAAGATGGGTCAACAAGAAGGCGAATATTACCAACCAAACGATTCACAATGGCATATGGATAAATTAGGCCAAATGTATAAGTTTAACACTGACATTCCCGCAATGAAAGTCCCTGAACGTTCATTATTTATTTTACAGGAAATTGGTTGTAAAGTGACTCAAAACGAGTTTATTACAATTAAAATTCATGATGGTTTATATGATGATTCAAATAAGTTTTACTTTATGTCTGGTCAAAAAGAAACTAGACTAAGAACACATTTACCATTATTAATGCACCAAGCAGATCACATGGCGGCTCAAATTGAATTTGAATTATGGAATAATGCATCTGGAGCAGTTACTAAATCTAAACCAGCAAACGCTACTAAAGGTGATAAAACACTTAGAGCAGCTAAAAAAGTAAATACACAAAATAATCCAAAATTAGCATCAGCAACATTAGATGTAATTGATTCATTTTTTAAAGATTAATTATGACAACAGTAATAACACTTAGTATAGTATTAACAATAGTATTTGTAGCTTCTTTTTTTATTATTAGAAATTTACTAAAACAAGCTGAAAGACTAGAAGATATTAGAGCAGAATATGAAGATTTTATTGCTAAACAAAGTGAAGCCATTAATGCTTGTAATGAAAGATTAAATCAGATAGACGATAAAGGAATATTTCGTTCTGATGATGAAGTTGGCTGGTTTTTTAGAGAATTACAAAAAATTCAAGAAGCTCTAAACGAGTTTACCATTAAATAAAAATTAGTAAAAACCACATGTCAAACAAACTTAAGTATGCCCCTAGTCCTCCTCCCGAACCTATAATTATAGACTTACCCATATCGGGACCTAAAAAAAGAGGAAGAAAAAGAACAAAAAAACAATATTTTACACCAGACACAGACGCAGCTATTAAAGAATATTTAGCTACATCTAATCAAGATGATAGAGATGAAATATTTAAAACAAGAATTTGGTATCCTTTCTATAAACTTGCAGAAAACCTAATACATACATTTAAATTTTATTATACAGAAGTAGATGATTTGGAAGATTTAAAACATGAAGTAATTTGTTTTCTTTTAGAAAAGTTGGATTATTTTAAACCAGAAAAAGGTACTAAAGCATTTAGTTATTTTTCAATTGTAGGTAAAAATTATCTTATACTTTATAATAATAACAATTATCAAAAGAAAAAACAAAAAGTAGATGTATTGGCTGCAGATGAAGATGAAGGAATTTTAAATCAATTAGGTAGGGATGGACGTAAACAAGAAATAAAAGACTTTATAGATTATTTTACATTATATACAGATAAACACATGTTTACTATGTTTAAAAAAGATAAAGATAGAAAAGTATGTGATGCTATTAATACTTTATTTAAACGAAGAGAAAATCTAGAAATATTTAATAAAAAAGCACTTTATATTTACATAAGAGAAATGACTGAAGTAGATACTCCTGTTATTACTAAAGTAACTAAAAAATTAAAAGTACTATATAAAAAATTATATAGTGAATATATAGATACAGGATACGTAAGAATCTAAAAAATTCCATATTTATAACAAAACAATATGGATTCATTAAATCAAGTAATATTTGACGATAAATCTTTTGGAGATTTATTAAAAGAAATACACGGTAATCAAAAGAAAAAGGCAACCCAATTAGCATCCTTAATAGCTGAATTGCGTCCTTTAGTTCAATCTTTAGGTGATGCTACTGTTGTAGTTCCACTAATAAAAGAATATATGGAAATAAGTGTTAAAAATGACGACCAACTAATTAAGATGGCGGCTATTGTACAACGTTTATCTACAGGTGCTGCTTCAACAGGAGATGGTGGATTATTAACAGCTGAAGAAATGGACCAACTAATGGATGTAGCGGAAGAAATAGCAAAAACAGTTGAAGAACCTAAACAAATAGAATCACCAAAAGAATCATAAAATGTCACAAGTTGCTGTAAGAGTTAAAGATATTATTCTAAATATAGAACACCCTCAAGCAATTAATTTTGGGGGGTATGATGCTATAGGGACTATTTTTTTCACTAAATTAGATGATAATACACCTTTAGAACAAACATGGACAAATATAAATAACACAGCTAGACCTATTTTTTCTTTTTTAAAAAATTATCCTTTAAAAAATGAAATAGTATTAATAATGTCTTCCTATGATAAAAACATATATAATACAGGAGGTTTTACAAATTATTATTTTCCTAATTTAAATATATGGAATCACCCCCACCACAATGCTCTTCCTACTACAAAAGGAATATCTGATGATGCCTCTAAAAGAGATTATAAACAAACAGAAAATGGATTAGCAGTAAGACAAATAGAGGATGAGGGCACAAATATAGATTTAGGAGATTATTTTAAAGAACAAACAAAAATTAAACCTCTTTTACCTTATGAAGGGGATACTATAATAGAGGGTAGATTTGGAAATTCAATTCGTTTTGGTTCTACTAATATAGGTGAAAGTATATTAGAAGAAAATAA